AACCAACTCTTTTATATCATTTTTATAAATGGAATATGACTGAAAAAGAGTGGGATGAGTTAAAAGAACACTATTATGAAAATAGTAAGAAGAATAGTGATCATGCCTATGATCGTTGTAGTTGTTTCGAATCATTAAGAAAATACTATGACTCTTTTTTGTTAGAATGTCCAGATAGTAGTAAAGTTTCTGATGAACAGGTTAAAAGAGAAGTATCATATTATCTTAGGGATAGAGTACAACTCCAAGATAAAGAAACTTGGACTGAGAATTACCCCATTCCTATAACTAATTTTTCTTGTGAAGAAGATAAATATCTTTTATGGCATTGTCCTATTAAAGAAATTCGAGAATATTTACATGAACAATGTGGATATAAAGAAAAATGGTATTATAAGTTATTTTTTAAATACTAATAATATGGAAGAAAATTACTTACCTAACACTCACAAAACACGTTATGTAAAAGCAACTATTTATCTTGAAGTTCCTGAAGACTTAGATGATGAAGACAAGATAGAACGTGAGATTGAACGTCTACTTAATTATGGTTCTTTGTATTTTACAGGGCCGGCAGACGTAATGGTTAGTGAATGCGGCGGTGATGAACCAGAAAAATTCGATAGTCCAGTCGGTTATATTGCTCCTGACGGTAAGTTTTATCTCATGGAATCATCTGAGAATGGCCTTGCACATTTCGAATTAGCTCCTCTTATGCTCAAGATATATGGAGATAAATTAGATAGGACACTTCTATATGGAGATGGGATGAGTATAGATTATGGTTTAGAAAAAGCAGGATTTGTAAAGGTACATGATTATGATATACGTTATCTGGCTCATTTTCAAGTCGGATTTGGCGATAATGAACGATACACACCAGATATTACAGATGCACAATTAGAATCTATAATTCATTATTGTGAGTTATGGAAGCATGATGGATATATTAATGTAAACGATAAACTAGTAGAAGTATCTAAAATTAAACAAGCTGATAAGTATGCATTAAGAAAAATATTTAGTTTGATTTAATATATGAGGGCAAATGAATTAATGATGGAAGATTGGGTTCGATATAAATCATCTAAAAATCCTGTAATTATTAAGGATTACAGACAATTAGATGGTATAGAAACAGATTATTATGAACCTATTCCTCTTACAAATGAAATATTAGAGAATAATGAATTTGAATATGTTGAAGATGATACTTATATATATAAATATACTGATCAACAAAAATTAATTCGTATATATTTAGATGATTGGAAAAATAACACATGGGCTATTACTATTAGTGTAATGGACAGAATTACAAAACAAGAATTTAAATATATGGCAGGAAATATTTCCATAAATGTTCATGAATTAAAACATATTCTTAAAATTTGTAAAATAGAAAAAGAAATTGTATTATGACAACAATAAATCATGAATATTACGTATCACTTGAAGTGGCAAAATTGTTAAGAGAATCTGGATTTAATTGGGAATGCCGTAAGGTATATAAGACTGTTATGACAGAGGATTTAACCCTATTCACGTGTACGAAGGAGGAAGGATACAGAAACACATCTGAATTTATTTGTTCTGCTCCAACTCTAGATGTAGCACAAAGATGGTTAAGAGAAGTGAAAAATGCCCATATTGAAATCTCTTATGATAAAGAGAGAATGTGGAATGTTACATGTATATTTGATATTGATAAAACCGTAACTATTGATAATTATTATTATGAAAAGTATTTTGATTCTTATGAAGACGCTCAAGAGAAGGGTATAAAGAAAGCACTTGAAATGATTTTAGAGGAAGGAGAATAATATGGAAATTTTTATTATTTTTATTACTTCAGTAATAGCAGGACTTTTGCTTTTTATTGCATTAACTATAAACTCTATCAGTCATGACTTATTTAGTATTAAACGATTTTTAAAAAAGAGAGAAGAAGAATTATGACTAAAGAAGAAATTAAACAATTGTTTGAGAATACACTTAATAAAGAAATGCTTAATGAAATATATAAGCATGATTATCAAGACAGTTCTCATCTAATTAATCCGTATTTGATTGATACTCAAAAACTGATAAAATTAATTAATAACATAAGAAAAAGTAAAAATTATGACAAGTTTATATTATAATAATAATAGGACTAATGTTACAATTACTATTGTTTTTAATGTTGCTGATGATTATCATTATCCATACATTACAAAAATAGTTGTTGGGGGCACTACTCTTAAAGAGAATAAGTTTGAAACACAAGAAGAAGCATTGCGTGACTTTATGTGGTTAGTATCAAGTAATATTCTGAAGGAAGAAAATGTGTAATTATGACCGCGAAAGTAAAAGAAATAGATACTGCCATAGATGTTGGTTAATTAGGCATCATTGTCTGCAAAAAGAAGGAGAATAAGATTATGAATAAACAAAAAATTATCGCTTGGATAGCAAGAAATGAAGATACTAGTTTGTACATCTATATAGGAGAATGTCCATATAAAACAGATTGTAATTGGGATGTCATTTATCGAGATGGAGTAAACATACAGGAACTAAATAGCGATTTGTATCCTCAAGTTAAATGGGAAGACCACGAACCCACTAAAGTTGAATTAACAATTAATATTTGTGAGTAAATATGAATTTATTACAGGCTTTGACTCTTATTAAAGAGCCTAATTATACTACATTAGAACAATCAAAGCGCCTTACGGACTTAGGTTTGCCTAAAGAAAGTGCAGATATGTACTACAAACTACAATATAAAGATGTTTGTGCAGGGGAATCCTTGAAGATATTGACAAACTTGTAAGCAATTTGTTCAATAAAGATGTGCACCCACAACACACGGGAGATATTTTTCATTATGGCTGGCGTAAAATTGAAATTGCGCAACATAAAGAGAAAGGAAACGAGAAATGAAAAAGATAATGTATAATGAACAGTTTGGCTTGCAGCAAGCCACGTTTGAACGAAATAACATTATTAACAATTAAAACACAAACATTATGACAGATTACACAGGAAAGAAAGTAATTGTCCGCTCGCACGGAGCGGGAGTGTTCTTCGGAACGTTGAAAGAATTTGATGCCGCCAACGGTATCGTAGAGTTAACAAACTGCCGCCGTGTGTGGTACTGGAGCGGTGCAACCTCGCTGTCCCAACTCGCTTGCGAGGGCGTTAAGAATGCCGGAGGCAGCAAGATAACGCAAGAGGTTGCGTCTATATGCGTTACACAAGTTTTGGAAATTATTCCATGCACGGAAGAGGCTATTGAAAATCTAAATCGTGTGCCGGTATGGAAGATGTAATTAAACGCTTTTTAGCAGTAGAATATGGCTATGGTTATGGTTATGGCTTTGGCTATGGCTATGGCTATGGCGATGGCGATGGCTCTGGCGATGGCTCTGGCTCTGGCTATAGCGATGGCGATGGCGATGGCTCTGGCGATGGCTCTGGCTTTGGCTATAGCGATGGCTATGGCTATGGTTATGGCTCTGGCTTTGGCTATGGCTCTGGCGATGGCGATGGCTCTGGCGATGGCGATGGCTCTGGCATAAAATCTTTTTGTGGGCAAAAAGTCTATATCATAGATAGCGTGCAAACTCTTATCGATAGTATACATGGCAATTATGCAAGAGGTGCGATACTCAAATCTGATTTGACTACCGAGTCTTGCTACATAGCTAAGGTAGGCAATTTCTTTGCTCACGGCACTACGCTCAAGCAGGCGTTTGCAGACGCACAAGAAAAGTACGACAGGAACAGATCTATAAAAGAACGCATTGCAGATTTCGTGCAGCAATACCCGACACTTGACACAAAGTGCAAGGGCGCAGACCTCTTCCGGTGGCACAATGTCCTAACGGGCTCGTGCCAATTAGGCAGAGAGCAGTTTTGCAACGAGCGTGGCATTAACCCCGATACCGTTACGATGACTGTAAGAGAGTTTATAGAACTGACAAAAAACGCCTACGGCAGTAAGGCAATCCTACTACTGCGTGAAGCGTATAACTAACATTAACGGCTGTGCTATCGGCTTGACGGGCATTGATTATGAAGACAAAAATTGTGCCGTTCGACTTGGAGACGGCAAAGGCACATGGGAAAGTAACCCGCTTGTCTTTGCTTACGAATACAAGCGAATTGACTAAATTCAGGTACTAAAACGATAAGACAATGATAACATTAGGAATTATTTTATTAGTAGTAGCATTTTTATGCGCGAGTACCTATTTTGTATCAATTTTTATTGATTGTTATAATGAATCGGTTTTGAAAATTATTATGATATTGGGGGGCGTAACAGCTTTGTTAGGTGCAATTATAATAATAGTTTCTATAGCCTAAAAACCGACCGATAAAGATGTATTGGATGGCAAAGCCGAGTATCGAGAAACACAAATAATAACAGGTACTGATACTGTTAAAACTTATCATATTATATGGAAACAAGAGAATTAAAGATTGATGTGCCGGAAGGGTATGAGATAGACAAAGAAAAGTCTACTTTTGAACACATTGTGCTTAGAAAAATTTCTAATTCATTACCAAGGAGTTGGGATGAATATTGTAGGCAACAAAAAGATATGGGTCTTACTGGGTATTATCTTAATAATACTAAAATAAATGAATGTTCATGGAGAGATATGAGCATTCCTTCTAACTGGAGTAGTGTTTTACCTTCCAGAGAATTAGCAGAAGCAGTTTGTGCTTTGATGCAATTAATGTCCCTTAGACAAGCATGGATTGGTGACTGGGAACCTAATTGGGATGGATATACGTGCCATCATTGTATTGTTACTATTGAAAACAAATATTGTGTCCAACAATATTATGACTCTTATCGAGCTTTATCTTTTCCAACATCAGAAAAGGCA